ACAGAGGGAATGTCTATCACAAAACCACAGGCAGAAGAAATGCTAGTACATGAACTAACAGAGTATGAACAGCATGTTCTTAACCAAGTAACCATCTCACTCGACCAGTGTATGTTCGATGCATTAGTATCATGGACATTCAACCTCGGTCCGACCAATTTAAGTAGTTCAACATTATTGAAAGTATTAAATAATGGAGACTATGAAGGAGTCCCTGCTCAGATTAAACGCTGGAACAAAGCAGGTGGCAAAGTATTAGAAGGATTAGTTCGCAGACGAGAAGCAGAAGCTCTGCTCTTTGAAGGCAAGGACTGGTCAAACATTTAGGACAACATGGATATATTATTATTGATAGCATTAATTTGGGGTTATAATAACCAACCAAAAGATGTAGATCCAATTGCTCCAGTAGGTACAACATTTAATCAAGCAGCAGGCTTTGAGTGTCAAAGTAACTGTACCCCCGCAACTCAACCCGTTTCAATCGAAAGTGTAGAGACTAGCACAGGTACAGCGACGGCTACAACAACGGCAGCACAGATTATAGCTGAACTTGAGGCAATGCCAGTAACAACGACTGTAACTGTTACCTCAACATCAACAGGTACAGGAACATCAACAAGTACATCAACTGGAACTTAATTGAAAGAATGACAGTGCTACTTATTATAGTGGCACTCGTTTCTTTAAATATATACGACAGACAAAAACATGCTGATGAGTTAGAGATAACTAGAAGTATAGAAATAGCAAACTGGCATAAATTAAACCAGTTGGAGAGTAGAATTAATGGACAAGATAAAGAGATTTTTCGCAACAATGAAAAGGTGGTGGATTGCATTAAAAAGCAGATTTATAACCCTATATACATTGACTGTGAGTTATAATCAGATATGGGGAGACGCAGATGATGAAACTTTTATTGTTAAAAAGTTTATCATAACAAAGCCCAATCATTTAAAGTTCAGAACTGAAAGCGGTGAAGTCATAGAGATGCATGGAGCAGAAGGACTTAACTATAAAATAGAGGAAATGTAATGAATCAATTCTTTTTAGCTTTATTGTTAGTATTAAGTGGAATATGTTATTGGTTATGGAATGAAAATAAAATTCTTATAGCTAACAACGCAGCTTTAGAGGGAGCAGTAGCTACCCAAGAAGAAACAATTGCCACTATGCAAAATGATTTTAGCTTACAAACAGAACAGTTGCAAGCAATGACAGTTAAAAGTCAAGCGGCACAACGAGAATTAAATAGATATACACAGTTTATTCAAAACTATGAATTAACTGCAAAAATATTAGCAGACCCAGTAGATATGGAGAGGAAAATAAATAATGGAACAAAACACGCATTTGAAGGTATTGAGAAACTTAGCGATACCGTTGACAATCTTGATGATGGGCTCCAGTTGCAGCCTAATTCCAACTAAAGTAGTAGAAGTAAGTGCAAAACCGATAGAACGAAATATCGTTCAACCCGTAATGCCAAGAGAGATTGATCTTAAGACTCCTACTTGGATAGTAGTCACCCCTGAAAACTGGGAAGATCAACTTGCTAGAATAGAAGATCAAGAAGGCGAATTAGTATTTTTAGCTATGACCATACCTGATTATGAGTTAATGGCATACAACACACAAGAATTAAAAAGGTATATTACTGAGTTAAAAGATGTAGTAGTATATTATAGAAAAGTTACAACAGAGGATATATCACCTGATGGGAATTAGATGTAGCGTAATGCTAATAATTGAACAGCAATTGAGCAGAAAAGACATTAATATAACTACCGATCTTATTGATGAAACAAATGCAGATAGTCTTGACATGGTTGAGATTATTGTTGATGTCGAAAACGAGTTCAATGTAACAATACCAGACGAAGATATAAAACTTCTTCGCACACCTGGAGACATAATATTTTATGTTGAAGAAAATATTTAATTGGTGGAACTCCTATCTAGCATACAGAGATGCAATGAAAGGGGCAAAATACTTTGAGAAACACCCACATCTACAAGAAAGATTAGAAATAATAGAAGATTGGTGTGAAGAACTAGAAGTTAGATTGGATCAACTCCAAGAAACTAAAAAATAAATGGTAGAATTTAACAAATTACAGAAACTACTTCAAGATTTTGTTGTTGAAGTAAGTTTTACAAGTTTAAAGTCTGGTAGACAATACAGTATACCTTGTACACTAAGGGCTGATATTGTGCCAGCTGTAGTCAAACAGTCTGAATCAGATTCTATATTACTGTATCGATTAGATACAAATAAATGGGAGGACTTACGTATTTCCAGTATAGATGGCTACAAAGATCCCTACTAATTGGGAAAGCCTCGCAAGAGGATTAGGAGAGAAGAATGTTAGGATTCTTACAATGGGTAATCGGATGGATTCAAGTCATCCCTTGGTTGGTCATGAGCGCTTCGGTTATTGCAGCTTGTACTGACACACCAAAAGACGACAAACTAGTTGGAAAACTATATAAAGTTTTAGACTGGTTTGCGATTAATGTTGGCAAAGCAAAGCAACAGGCAAAGGAGAGCTAAATGGCAGATGAACGATTCGCAGGTGATATGAGTCGAAATGAGGTTGAAATCGACCTTAATAAGTTCATGGAACTTGTACAAGAGAACTCTAATCTAAAAGCAAAAATAGTAGAGATGGAAGCCAATAGAGAGCCAGACAACCCATGGCAGCGTTGGATTTTCTTATCAAACATGATTGATGCGTGGAGGATCTTTCCCCGAGCATTTCTTAGTGTATACATTTTCCTATTATACTATTGCACCATGTGGTTTATGAATTTAGAAGACCCCACAATGGAACAGTCTGGTTTAATCAGTATTGTTGTTGGTGCAGGTGCAGCTTGGTTTGGTCTTTATGCTGGGACAGCTAAGGATAAAATTAACGGAGCTGGAAAATAGTTCTTGACTTTATTTCATAATTTTAGTATAATATACATTATGAAAAAGTTTAAAGAAATCAAAAAAATCAAGTCAGAGAAGAAAGTTTGTCCGTACTGTAAGACTACAGAAAACGCAGACAAACTCTGTGGCGTATACAAATGTTGGAAGTAAGATATGAATTTATTTTATTTAGACGAGGATCTCGATAAGGCAGCACAGTATCATGTTGACAAGCATATTGTCAAGATGCCACTAGAGGCTGCCCAGATTCTTTGTACAACAATTTACATTGACAAATTTCTAGGGTATGTTCCTCGTGCGTTGAATGCAGAAGAACGAGAAGTTCTTAACAAGGTTAAAGCCGAAATTAAGCATCTACCTCTTGAGGAGCGACCCTTCCCCTACCTTCCAATGATGTACAATCATCCCTGCACAATCTGGGCAAGGGAGTCATTGGATAATCACGAGTGGGTTCATTGTTATGCTAACGCATTGAATGATGAGTACTACTATCGCTACGGCAAACTACACAAATCAATTGAACAAGTAGTAAACAAATTGCCAGATCCAGTGAATCTTGAAAGAGTAGGTTTTACTAAGTTCGGACTGGCGATGCCAGAGGATCTTAGAGATTATGATAATCCGATACAAAGCTATCGAGACTATTACCACTTAGACAAGGCAACCTTCGCCAGTTGGAAATACAGAGACAAACCACATTGGTGGAACGAAGACTATGCCGATTACGAAAAAAGGATAACTCGTGTATAAATTTAACGAAGATTTAATTCAAACTAGACTGAAAAATTATATAGACAGTACTTACAATCAGCATTATGCACAAGCAAAAACTCAAACTACAGAGATAGTATTTGAGAATGGGCATGGAGAAGGGTTTTGTATTGGTAATATAATCAAATATGCACAGCGTTTTGGAAAGAAGAATGGCAGAAATGAAAAAGACTTATACAAAGTCCTTCATTACACAATCATTCTACTAGGCGCAATGCACGAAGAAGAACTCAAAGAGTTAAACGACTATCATTTGGAGTTAAACGATGGCAGTTAGAAAGAAAAGAGAAGAGAAACTCTCAGAAACAAATATCAATAAAGTAATAGAACTGCTTGCTGCAGAGAAACCTATTACTAAAAAAGAGGCGTGTGAGATATTGCATATTGCATATAATACAACTCGTCTTAGTAAAATCATTGCTGACCACAATGAAACAATAGAATTTCGTGCTAGAAGAAAAGCACAGAATAAAGGCAAGGGCGTAACAGAAGCAGAGAAAGTATCCATAGTAAAACATTACTTAAATGGTGCAGTAGTATCTGACATTGCAAAAGCATTATATCGTTCCCCCGCTTTTATTAAGGCAGTCATAGAACGAATGGGAGTACCACAGAAACTTCCAGATACTGACTACAAAGGTATTAAAGAGGCAATGATTCCAGAACCTTGTGTATCAGAAGAATTCACAACAGGTGAAAGAGTATGGTCAGCACAAGGCAACTGCATTGCAGTAGTAAAACGAGAAATAACAAAGTCCCATAACTTTGATAAACATGGTAGCAAGTGCTATCTATTATGGGAAATCGAAATGGCAGAGTGTGAATCGCCATACTTCGGATTGATGAAAGACGCAGGGCACTTCGCCCCACGATTAGCATATAACAT